CAGTTATGATCTTCTCTCTTTTTGATTGGTCAATCTGTCCATTATTCATTTGTCCTAAAATTAGTCGACTTATTTGTCAACCTATTTCAGGACGAGACACCTCTATTTATTATTCAGTCGTGCGGTGGGGCATTTTTCATGGTCTTCTCTGTTCACTTACACGTAACCGAGCACACTTATTGACTGGCTTTGGGTGTGGGCTGCATGTGTGGCCAGGCAATGTGTGTGCGGATTCATTGTCCTAAACTTTCTCGGTCGCATAGTATTGGATTCTTTTCTCTTTAAACAGTCTAAGCTGCTCAATTTGCTCTTTATATTGCTTGAACAAACCATTTTTTGATTTTGTCTGCCCTGGGAACGTCAAAGAAAATGAGTCTAAGTCACTTGTATGGATCGCACTTATGGGAACGAATTCCCTAATTTTCTCTAAAGCACTCAAATAATATGTTTCGCTAATCTCACATGCAGTCAAACTTAATCCTGCATTGTAGCACGCAATAGCTATGGTTCCACTACCCAAATGAGTATCCAAAATTTTGTCTCCTTGGTTTGCATACATTTTGAGTAACCAGTCATACAATTCTACTGGCTTTTGGGTTGGGTGAATTTTGTTTCTGTTTTTTCTTACACTGTATCTAAAGATTTTTGATGGTTTGTCTAATGATGACCAAGCCATTTCAGCCATTGAAAAATTATTCAACGTTTCAGGCTGATTCTTATCCCAGATAATAAAACCTTTGTTGTACTCACTTCTCGTCCAAAGCTGACCAAAATAATTTCCGCCCCAGATAATCTGGTTTCTAGATACACGGAATAATTCTTCGAAATACTTATTGTTAGGTTTTACATCCCATTGACTATACTCCTCCATGTTGAATTTATAGTCTCCACCTCGTTTGGTTTTATTCAAAATTCCATAAGGTGGATCAACTATGGCAAGATCAAAATAGTTGTCGGGATACCTTGCCATTAATTCCATGTTATCCTCTCTTGTAATTGTAATCATAGCAAGTTCTATTTTTGAGTTGCAAACCTTGAAATAGTCAAGTCTGAAATATTTTTACTTATATCCTTTCCAAGATTATTGATGATGATGCTATCAAAATCTTCATAATCAATTTCTCTTATATCATTATCAATACAGTTGTAGAGATACTCCGAAAAAGTGTTTGAACGAATAATTACGATTGGGCTTGTACGAATGTCTTGCAGCACAGCAGGAACGTATCTTGGGGTAACTACGATAGTATATGCTCCTCCAATTTTCTCTCGGTGTCCTGCTAATCTTCCTGCATTTACACTTGAAAGTTTATTTTTAGTTGATTTAGCTTCAACTGTGAATTTTTTCTTTCTTGTTATATACAAGCATTCTAAGTCTGTGTTCCCTGCACCACTAATTTTTTGTGCTTCTACATTGTGAAACATATTGAATCCGTCCGCCAACGCATCTTCAAAAAGATATGCTTCTGCACCCTCGTTATTGTTTGCGTACTGTTCAATAAGTTTAGGAAGACTTAGTAGTTCAAATTTGATGTTGTCAACAGCTTCACCAATATGAGTTAGGAGAGTTTTAGGATAGAAACTATAGATTTCTTTAATAACGTCTAATTTTAGGCGTTCGGGGTCGTTGAGGAATAAAGGTTTTTCTAAAAATGAAAACTCATTTTCTAATTGTTGAACTAATGTTTTGAGATTGTCAGGAATTGAAACTTCGTTTCGAGTAATTTTTCTGAACGTATTTGTAGTACCGTGTTGTAATTTGGTAATAACAATTCCTTCCTTTTTATTCAAAACTCCTGCGCTTTCAAATAAACTTGAAACGTAGTAATCCCACTCATAAGCAGAGTTTACAAATGCGTGTTTGTTCTCTTGGAATTTAGTTTCAAGCTCTTTGTCTGTGAGTTTACGTAATTCCAACAATTCATTTACTAATTCTCTATACTTTGACTCTGTTACTTCACTTATAAAAACCACTGAATACGCAACTTCAAAAGCGTAAAGTTTATTTGAAAGTCTTGTTTCTGAAAGAAGTCTGTAAATTAAACGAAATGGATAAAGTTGAAAATCTTTGTCAGTTCCGCTGTGTGGGTGTTGATATTGAACAGCCCAAAGCATCGTAAGAAATATTTTTGCTGTCTTTTCTTTGTCTTCAACATGTTTTAAAAACAAGTTACCAAGCGGACTAAACAAAAATCTTTCTTGTCCGTCAACTTCGGCTTGGTAGCCGAACATATAATATGAGAGCTGATTGATTTTGTGATTTATTGCATCAAGAGGTAGATCAGGATTTCTCTCGTTGTATAAACCCAACTCACGCAACTTTTGATTTAATTTTGTTTTTTCTTCTGTTGATATTCCTGTTTTAGTGAATGACTTCAAAAATTCAGCAACAACACAAAGTTTTTTAAAATCTCTTGTGTGTCGATATAAAATCCATTTTTTACTGTCGATTCTTAAAGTCATTTTACTTATTTATTTGCGTAACAATTTTCTTTATTAATAGTGGGGGAATACATTCACCAATACATTTTCTTATAAGCAATTCCGGTGTGTTGTCAGGAATATTCCAATCAGCGGGAAGTGATGAAAGCAGCATTAGTTCCAAAGGTGTTAAAACTCTTGCATCTGAATATATCCCGTTCTTTAATTTCCTGCCAGGGTGTACATTTAATTGTGAACTGATTGCATCATTTCTCATTGTAATTGTTGGTGCAGGTTCATCCCATTTAATTCGCCTATAGGTAGTATTGTAGCTGCTTATTTTTTCTCCGTTTGGTTTTACTGGAAAATACTTTTTGTTTTCAAAAGCAGTTTTTCCTGTTGGTGTATGCTTCATCCATTCAATGTGATTAGCTGAGTGTTTCCGGGCAAAGTGCCATTTAATTTTTGATTTTTGACCTGCTTCTATACTTGGCAAAAAACTAATTTTGTCTTCAACTGTTAGAACTTTTTTAGCTTTTATCGGTTCTGACCATTTTTTTTCTTTTCGGTATAATTTAATAATCGCCCTTGTTCGTCTTTGAGCGATACCATACTCGGCTGCATCATAAACCTTAGCTTCAATATTGTACTCTTTGCTAAACAATAGATTTAAGATTTCAATCACTTTTAAATGCTGCTTTTTATAAGGCAAAACCATTTTAAAGAAAGTTGGAACATTCTCAATCAGTACAAAGTCTGGTGACTTTAATTTGATAAAATCAATTATTTTAAACACAAGGTAGTTTCTCTCATCATTGAGCATTTGGTCAATGTTTCTATTCTTCCCAGCCACGCTCATTCCTTGGCAAGGCGGTGAAGCAATCAGAAAATCTAATTTTTTGGGAGTACTCTTTACAAGGGTATTAAAGACATTATTGTCTAGAATACTACCTGCTATCATTTTTGATTTTGGGTATAAAGACTGATACAAATTAGCTCGTTCCTGAAGCAATTCATTGGCAGCAACAATCTCTATTCCGACATCTGAGAAGTAAGTTTCTGCTATGCCTGCACTTGAAAATAATGATGCTCCTACCATAATTAAAACTTGATTGTCCCTTGTGTTCGATTTTTGATTTTCATGTATTTTACTTTTTGCTCGGCAGCAATCAACAGTTCTTTCGGTTCGTCTTGTGGATATATCATCTCTGCAATCTTCTCGCTTAAATACTCATGCTCTAGTTGTTTAAGGTTAAGTTCGAAAACTGAGGATAGCTTTGGTAGAATTTCTATCGGAACATTTTTCTTCCCGTTCTCAATTTTCGATAAAGTAGATTGATCAATGTCTAAAGCCGCTGCAAGCTTTGTCAAAGTCAAACCCCTCTCTGATCTAAGCTTATGGATATATTCACCAAAAGTTTCCTTCATTTTCTTGAATTTTAGGTCTTGACAATTTTGTCAAAAATATAAATTTAGGCCGGTTTCCCAAATATTTTAGCATTCGTTTCCGAGTATAAAGCTGTAAAATTCATGTCTTTTAGCGATTAGTACTGGTTTTGATGGGATTTGGCTCTTGCCATAGCTTGGGTGTCGCGGTGGGTTTGAGCGGCTATGGCATGTGCCAAATGCGCGGGGAAAGTCGAAGCAGAATCCTCTTAAAAATGCGAAGGGTCGGCCGTATTAATTTTTAGTCTGTCCCGCGTTTTTATTTTTCAAAGTCCAAGTTGTCTGCGAAGCCGTTCACTTGTCCACGTGGGAAATTTTTATTCGGAAATTGTCGTCAGTTTTTTTTGAAACACAAATTTGTCCGGGCCCTATTGCTACCAACGACCGTACATGCGCAGTGTTGCGCCTATTTTACCTTTCGTTTTCAGGTTAAAACTAACCAATTTATTCACTTTCCGGCTAAATTTGGCGGATACATTTTTGGGGAAGCTCACTAAGTTATTTGGCTGCCCAAGTGGCCAACAGTTGGCATGAAAGGCACTAACCTTGCTGAAAGCCACAACTACCGATGTGATTTTTTCAACCTGCTAAAAATAAAAAGAGGCTGCTCTTTTGAGGCAGCCTCTTTCTTGAAAAGACTAGTTCTTACGGCTTAGTCCAAAATCTCAGTTACCTGACCAGAACCTACCGTGCGGCCACCTTCGCGGATCGCGAAACGAAGACCTTTTTCCATCGCAATCTTGTTGATCAATTCCACTTCGATGGTTACGTTATCACCAGGCATTACCATTTCTACGCCTGCAGGCAATTTGATTTCGCCCGTAACGTCCGTAGTGCGGAAGTAGAATTGAGGACGGTATTTGTTGAAGAAAGGCGTGTGGCGGCCACCTTCTTCTTTGCTCAACACGTAAATCTCAGCCTTAAACTTGGCGTGAGGTGTTACAGTGCCGGGCTTACAGATAACCATACCACGAGTGATCTGCTCTTTTTCGATACCGCGCAACAACAAACCTACGTTGTCACCAGCTTCGCCTCTGTCAAGGATTTTACGGAACATTTCCACACCAGTGATGGTAGAAGTCAAGTTCTCAGCACCCATACCCAAAATTTGAACTGGGTCGCCCGTCTTGATCACACCGCGCTCAATACGGCCCGTAGCAACAGTACCACGACCAGTGATTGAGAACACGTCTTCCACAGGCATCAAAAAGTCTTTGTCGATCAAGCGAACAGGAAGAGGGATGTACTCATCCACGTGCTTCATCAATTCTTCCACTTTTTCAACCCATTTTGCTTCGCCATTCAATGCGCCCAAAGCAGAGCCACGAACAACAGGGATTTTGTCGCCAGGGAAGCTGTAAGAAGACAACAATTCGCGAACTTCCATTTCTACAAGGTCCAGCAATTCTGCATCGTCAACCAAGTCTACTTTGTTCATGAACACCACCAATGCAGGCACACCTACTTGGCGGGCCAACAAAATGTGCTCGCGTGTTTGAGGCATCGGTCCATCAGTAGCAGCTACCACTAAGATAGCACCATCCATCTGCGCAGCACCCGTAACCATGTTCTTCACATAGTCAGCGTGGCCAGGGCAGTCAACGTGCGCATAGTGGCGCTTTTCAGTTGCATACTCAACGTGAGAGGTATTGATGGTGATACCCCTTTCTTTTTCTTCTGGCGCATTATCAATAGATGAGAAATCGCGCATTGCAGCTAACCCCTTAGAAGCAAGTACTTTTGTGATTGCAGCTGTAAGGGTAGTTTTACCGTGGTCAACGTGGCCGATTGTGCCCACATTTACGTGCGGTTTGGAGCGGTCAAAATTTTCTTTTGCCATAATTTGTATTCGAATTTAAAGTGTTAAAAAGTGTATAATTTAATTAAGTAAGTTACTCTCATAAACTTCTGCATCTCAGAAGCATACACCCCAAACATTGTGAGCCTTTCGAATAAGGGTTATTCAACATTCAACTTCTTTTCTCTCCAAAAAGGGTGTTCGCTAGGCACCGGTGAGATTTGAAATCAAATTCGAAAAATTCAATATTTCAATTTGTTGGTTGCCCGTCTGCAACCTTTGATTTTTCAAAGGCCCAAATTTTAAATTTAGAACTTTGAATCTGCCATCAAGGCCGAACTGTTGATTCCGCACATGGCGAAACGGCCTCTTTCAACGCTCCTTAGAGCTGTTGAAGGGAATTGAACCCTCGACCTCTTCCTTACCAAGGAAGTGCTCTACCCCTGAGCTACAACAGCCTTTTTAAGTTGTTGGCTATAAGTTGTTAGTTGTTAGTCGCTAACAACTTAGAACTATCAACTAACAACTTTACGAAAGAGCGGGAAACGAGGCTCGAACTCGCGACCTATAGCTTGGAAGGCTATCGCTCTACCAACTGAGCTACTCCCGCAAATCAATTCAAAATTTCAAATTCGAAATTCAAAAATATGTCCAATCTTGAATTTTGAATCTTAGATTTTGAATCTACGTGTGGGGAGAACAGGATTCGAACCTGTGAAGACATAAGTCAACAGATTTACAGTCTGTCCTCGTTGGCCGCTTGAGTATCTCCCCTCAACAACTTTCAGTATCCTAAAGAACTTTTGAAAAAGCCGCTCAATTTTTGTTGAAACTGCGTTTTCGGCCGTTTTTGGAGAATGGTTCAAAAACGGGAATGCAAAATTAGACGGTTTTTTGGTTTGCACAAACCGTAGGGAATTATGTTTTAGCAAAATGCTAGCCTGCCAGCACGGGCGTGTTGGCTACCAGCACTACCAAATCGTTGTCGCTAACGCTTTTTTTCTCGTCAGCCATAATCAGGAAATTCTCATAAATATGGTCGAGGTCTACACCTTCCACCCTATGGCCTAATAGTTCAAGCCTGTGCTTGAGGGCCGCGCGGCCACTGCGTGCCGTTAGCACAATTGAAGAAGAATCGACCCCTACATCGGCCGGGTTAATGATTTCATAGTTTTCGGCATGTTTTAAAAATCCATCTTGGTGAATGCCCGAAGAGTGTGAAAAAGCATTTTTACCCACAATGGCTTTGTTGGGTTGAATGGGCATGCGCATCATTCGGCTCACCAACTGGCTAACGCCATAGATTTTCTCTGTTTTTATATCTGTGTACAGGTTCAGGTCTTTGTGCGTTTTCACGGTCATCACCACTTCTTCTAGTGAGGTATTGCCAGCGCGTTCGCCAATGCCATTAACGGTTACTTCTGCCTGCCTTGCGCCACCAATCAAGCCGGCTATGGTATTGGCCGTTGCCATTCCTAAATCGTTGTGGCAATGCACGGATATTATTGCCTTGTGAATGTTGCTCACATGCTCTACCAAGTATTCAATTCGTTTTTGATACAAATGGGGCAAACAATAACCTGTTGTGTCGGGTATGTTCACCACATCGGCCCCGGCTGCAATGACCGATTCTACCATTTTTGCCAAAAATTCCAAATCGGCCCGGCCTGCATCTTCGGCATAAAACTCCACTTCAAACCCTTTGCTCTTGGCATACTTTACGGCCCACACACCTTGCTCCAAAACTTGGTCGCGGTTGCTCTTGAATTTGTGTTTGATGTGTACATCGCTCGCGCCAATTCCGGTGTGAATTCTTCCGCGCTTG